ATATTTTATTTTCAAAATCTTTAATGATGTCAATTTCGGTAGATGTATTAACACCTACCGAACTACTTCTTCCACCTCCTTTTGATAATTCTGCTTTAACTTTTCTTGTTACAATTTGTGTCATAATTCTGTCATTACACAGGTAAACGTCTCATTTACATAATCAATTTCGCCTCCCGTTACTATGAATTTTCTGTTATACATAAAATTATCAGATAGCCTAGTTATAGGAGTTATATCTGATGAATCTTTTATTACCTGCGTAAGCTTGATTTTGGTACCACCGTACCTTTTGATTATCCTTCTAATTAAAGCTTCTTCCAACCTTACATTCTTTCCTTCAATTGCGGAGAAAACATTATCTGTAACATAAGTATTGTCAAGTATGAGTTTACTCCAGCATTCTCCATCCTCGTTATGTGTGTGCATTTTAAGCTCGATCTCATCGCATTCGTTAATGTACTTGTCATTAACGACATTCTCGTATATTCTATCGCCATCCTCGTAATCGTTTCGCCGTGGTGCGTATGATACTTTTAAATCCTTAATGATTAAGCCATACGGTATATTTTGCATGCTTATTCTGGAATAGTCAGGTGGGTATAGATCGATTGTAAGCTTTCCTGTCATATCCTTTATGGGTATTATATTGCCTAAAATATCAAATTCGTCATTAAGTGTTCTTTCATTTTTAAAGGGCATATACTCCGCATTGATATCTGATAAGTCATAAGATAATAATGTTCTTGCCTCACTATCTACCCACTTATTTCCATCCCACCACTTATCACCTATTCTCACACTTAATTCAAGTGCATTAAGTATTCCTGCCTCCATTGATAACCAAGGAGCCTTATCACCAATTGGAGATATATTTTTATCTGAGAGAGGCTTAATTGATCCCGAAATACCTATTACCGCATTGCTATACACTAACGGATCTATCTCTATATGATATATTGGATAATCAGGCGTTAATACCCATGTCACGACATTTTGCTGTAGAGAGCTTCTTAATCTTATGTGTATACCCTCAGTGTATGAGTATCTGTCAATGTCGGGTTCGTACAACCCATTCTCTAGTTTTAGGCCATAGTTACAGAATTCTATTGGCATCGCACCGAATAATCCTAATACCTCAGATTTGTCTTTGTAGTCCAACAAATTTATTTTTTCTGTTGTATTGAATGGGAAGCTGTGAATGTAAGCTATGCATCTATCATTCCGATGCAGATAGTTAACCCTCGATGATTTGTCATACTTGTCATCATGATACAAGTTAGAGTACAATTGCGTAGTCTTGTCTTTGTCATTGAATGCATCTTTAACTTGATAGTTAACAGCTTTAACTATCGCTTTATTGTATCCGGGTATAATATCTAATGTATGGTTGCTCCCTCTGTATCCTATATCAGAGATCTTAATAATGTTAGGATACTCCACAACTACGCTATCTGTCATATCAGAGTTATATACTGCATAACTCAACTCTGTATCAACATCAACAAAATATATACTTCCACCATATTCCACGCACGTTAATCCATATATCTTGCATATCTCCTCTATTATCTCCTTATATGTCATCTTATCACCATTTTCACCAACGAAATTGTTGTTTGATATCTGTACATCTAACATTATATTGCGCTCAGCGTTATAGTACGTCAATGGTATATATACCTTATTATATATGCTATTAGATTCATTAATGGCTGTTTTGATAAGATCTTTCATCGAAACAAACGCACTATTGACCTTTTCATATGAGATATAGGCAAGCGTAGACAATCCGCTCAAGCATTCAATTTCAAGTTCAAAAATACTGCTAGAATAGTCTTGAGTGTATAACTCAGGCTTAATAAAGCCACACCATCTAACTGTGCCGTTTTTCTTAAATGTCACCCTATATTCTTGATAACTAGTTGCAAAAAGGCTCTGTAAGCTGTCACCTCCTACAACTCTAATTGTAGCATCAGAAAAACGTATAGGAGTATACATAAACTCTTCGTCGTCTATTTTAACAACGAAGGGGTTGCTTCCTGCTGTAAGCTCAGTAGTTGTCCCAACATAATCTTCTTTTTCAATTTCTACTACACATGGAATATTGCTAATATCCGCAAATGGAACTGTATATATCAATCCGTAACTCATAATTTCTTATTGTTTATTTTCATGTAATTTTTAAGAGATAAATATATATCTGCACCTCTAACTCTATCGAAACCGATGTTTACACCTACAGATCCTGATTTGCTTAGATTACCAGAGTCAATAGCTTCGAATAGCCTAGATTGCTGAGACATATTGAGGATCATTTCTCCTTTATTAAGTCTTGCAAGCCCTTTGTCTCCGTGTGAAGTTCCACCCATAAAAATACCTCCCGTTTGAAATTTAGGTATAGCTGCAGCTGCTATCATCGCTTCCATAGCAGCAATTTGAGCTGCGGCCAATCCAACTCCAACAAATGGTATTGAGGCATAAGCAGCAGTGCTTTCAGCAGCCATAGTTGTTTTTGCAGCAGTCGTCATTGCTGCATTAGAGGCTATTGATGTAGCTGTCTGCGCCGCTAATGCAGTTGCAGATGCAGCGGTTTGAGTTGCAGCATTAGCAACTTTCGTTCCTGTTGTAACAGTATCAATAGCCGCTTCTACCTGCTTCGCTTTAGCTAGTTTTTCTGTTATTGCAGTAATGTTTTTAATTAGCTCTACAACAGATAGGAAAGAGTCTACAACGGTCGTCATACTATTCCATAGTGCCATGATTTTCTCCCATCCGGATGAATCAACATTATTCATCACATCTTTAAGGTTCTGGAACGCATTAACAACCCTGTCGGAACTACCTGCAATATCTTTAATGCCAGAATACAAACCGCTATTTAGCTCTTTTGTGAAATCTTTAACATCCTGCTTAATTTGTGCAATTTTAAGCTTGTCTTCAAGAGATGGGACATTTGCCATAGCGTTAGCTAACTCGTCAGATAATGCCTGCCCTAATTCTTTTGCTCTTTCCTTATATGCATCAGCTAATTCTTTTGCTTTGTTAAGATTTTCATCCGCAATATCTACAGCTGTTTTTTTGTAGTCAAAAGTAGCGTCACGTGTCTTTTGCTTGATAGGTGATTGCAATATAGAAGCATTAAGTTTCATTGCTGTGATAAAGCCTAAAGCCTCATCACCTATGCCTTTAATTCCTGCTGCGCTTTTACCAGCTTCAACGGATAACTCTAGGATTTTTTTATTAAGTTCTTCTCTCGAGTAATATCCTTTTGCAAATTGTTGTTGTGCTATTGATGCACTCTCGTTATAGTCTTTCTGTACTTTGTCTAATTCGACTAATCCTTTTGCGAGATCTTTGTTTTTAACCGCATTCTCAGCTGCTAATTTTAGGTTTTTAAAGTACTCACTTTCGAGTACTTTCTTGTCACCGGAGGCTTTTGCCTCTGAATACATATTGATATTGAGTTCGCCTAAAGCCTGATTGTATTCGTTTTGGGTTTTTAACCCTAGCTCTAAATCGGTATTGAGTTGAGATAATTTCTCAGCATATGATTCCTGCTGCTTTTGCAGTTCTGTTTTTTTCTTTGTTGCATCCCCTCCACCACCGGTTATGGGAGTTTGATTGCTAACAACTTCTTTTGCAATTCTTCCCTTTGCATCTTTTAATATGTTAGCATATTCTATGAATGAATTAAGATCATTCCTCAGTCCATTCTCCGTAAAACCATTACCAAAAGAGACTCCGAATTTTGCGCTAAACCTAGATTCCTTAACGTTGTCACCTCTAGCTATCGCCCATTCAGGTGCTAATTCAGCAATGGTTCTACCGTTATATGTCTTTTTCCCTAATTTAGATGTTTCAGATTGAGCCTGAGCTGCTTCCTGAGCTGCTAATTCTGCTCTCGCCGAACTTTCTAGGAGTTTTATTCTTTCAGAAATTACTTTATTTACATCCTGGTTAACAGTTAAAGAAGTACCCAGAATTCCGTTAATTTCTGATAGTATTGTTTTCTTTGTTGAAAGAGAATTATTAATTTTATTGTATTCAGATTGCAAAGCAGATAACCTAGCAGATTCTTGCGATACATCCGGAGAATTGATCCGATCTTTGTAGTCTTTAAATATGTTATCTATTCTCTTGCTTTCTTGGTATACACTGTACATTTTTGCAACTAAAGCTCCGATAATAGCAATTATAGCGGTTGGTATAGCGGAAATTAACGCTGCCTTAACGGACGCCATAGCACGTGTGAATGCAACCTTAATTGATGCGCTTGCTCTTTGAGCCTCCCATGCCGTTCTGTCAAAAGCTATTCCAGCATCCCTAGCTGCTGCCATTGCCGACCTACGAGCGGCTACCTCTGCGGATTTTATAGCACCGATAATTTTTGTAACAAGCTTACTTGTTATTAATACCAATAACCCTGCAACTAAATATGTTACTATTGTTCGTATATTATTAGCACCATATTTCACAATTTGTGTCAAAGCATCAATTAGCTTTTTGTATTTTTCGGCAGCCCCCGATCCAGTTACAAATTCTGTAAATGTATTCTTGAGACGATTTATAGATGTTTCCAAATTATCTGTGCTGACATTTGGTATTATTTCATTCAGAGCATCCGCAAACTTAGGAAGAACTTCGTTACTTAATAGCTTTCCATCTTTAAGTAACTTATCTAATTGAGATATTGGAACGCCCGCAGCTTTAGCCATTGCAGCCATAGCCACCGGTAACCGCTCTCCAAGTTGCCTTCTTAATTCTTCTGAGCTAATTTTTCCCTTAGACATCATCTGTTGCACAGCCATAAACATAAGGTTAGCGTCCTCGCTACTCATACCGTACGCTGTTGCAGCACGTGAGAGCGATTCAAATATTTTCTTTTGATCATCCATCGCAACACCTGTAGCGGATGCAGATGCAGAGAATTTCGCAAAGTTAGAAGTCAGAGAATTAATTTCCAACCCGTATTTCTTTGCCAAATCAGTTAGAAACTTTTGGCTATCAGCAAATATGGCCGTACTCGCAGATACGTTTTTTAGTGCCGTTATAGCACGGCTGGTTTCCCTCGCTGTTTGTATCATTCTAGACACAAAACCTTCTAAACCTAGTCCACCAGCACCCAGTGCGGCCGCAAATGTCAAGAACTGCATTTGCATGGATCTTATAGAGCTTTTAACCGTATTCGTGCCTTTCTTAAAATTGTCGGTTAACAGATTAATCGCTATCGAAAAACTTAATTTCCCCATAAATCAGATTTTTTAATTTTCATTGCTTGTTCAAAGAGCTCAATACTTTTTGTAGTATTTTCTTCATTTTCCTTACGGATTGATTCTTCTTCCCATGGGAAGGTGATTAGATCTTGTGCAGTCTTCATTTTTTTACCATCAACATGAGGCAAAATACTAAAGTAGGTCCATAGCCTTGATGCTTCCATAGATTCCTTTTTTTTATTTTCGAAGGCTTCTATAAGCATAGGCAAATCACATAATTCTAGCTCGTTATAAGCATAGTTAGCATCAATGCCGTTAATAATCAAAGTTGCTATTATATTACCTACCATTTCCGGATCGCAATCAGATTGCTTTCCTTCTTTTTGATATTGATTTAGTAATTTTGATTGCATTTCTAATTCTTTGATAATCGGTTCAGCCGTTTTCTCGTCAATCGCCATAGAAAAAACCTCTAACGTATATCTCGATGCATCAGGCGATAGGAGGTACAGCAATGCATTGACATCGTCCTTGTCGGAATAGTCTATCAAGGCGAATGATTTATTTCTCAATTGTTCCCATCGGATAATTGTTTTAATAGTTAAATGGCCAACTAATTGTTCCTTTTTGATTTTTTCTTTTGGAGAATAATACCACCACAATAGAAGAAGCATTAATAAAATTAGAATTGCAATCATACTTTTTTTAAATAAAAAAGAGCGGGCGACGCCCACCCTTTTGGTTAATTTTAATTTTTAAAAACTCAAGCAGTTACAGGTGCAACCGGGGTGAGAGCTCCGACACCTTTGAATGATGCTGAACACGATACTATAGTTCCATTATCACTCTTTATTTCGAGTGACGTAATGATAACTTTTCCGGTGTAGTTTTTCTTTGTTACGTCTTTGGTGAATGTTCCCCCATAGTTGTCTTTGTCAGATGAAGTAGCATCCCCAAAAAAGAACTCTAGCGGTTCTCCAGCTATTTGTTTATCAACCAAAGTGTCGTAACTCAACGCACCTTCCTTCCTAGTAACTAGCGATTCGCAAGAAATTGTAAATGATTTCTTGCCTGCTAACGAGGCCGACCAATCGCCCATCATTTTATTTGATGTGTCGATTTCTTCGGTGGACAAATTGAGTGTTGAACTCGTTTCAAAAGCTACCGGAAGATCTCCGATGAATAAGTGTAGATTACCTTTTAGGATGTCTACGCTGCTGTCTAATTTTACTCCTGTTGGCATAATTTTTTTACCATTTAATTAAAAATTCAATGACTTTAATATATTTTTTATCCTTAATACCTTCTTCTGAATCAGATACTGATATATCCATATTGCTCCATTTTCCAGACAAAATCTCAACTATCAACCATGCAATTTCATTCACAGTGTCAGAATTATCAGACACCACACCGAATGCTACATTCATGCTGTACTCATATACACCCATTTTGTTGTCTAATGACGACAGACCGTATTTCTCATAGTACACGCAATCCCCATCGGTGTTTTCTGTTATGATTACGGGGGATATTTTATCAGACACTAGGTTTCGTATCCTATCGTCTGAGATCAATGATCTACGCAATTGATTTGTTACTTCGTAATCTGCCAATTTCATAACTTTTGTTTTATTTTTTCCACAAAACGATATATACCTAACAATACTTCATTATTCGCCTGCTTCATATCTTGGTCTCGAGTTTTAGTCCAGAAAAAATTACCTCTCGCGGCTCCTGAACTTCCACCAGCATATCGTTTTTTTCTATTTTTGCTTTTTTGACGACGCATAGCTGTTCCGTCATTAACTAGGTGTGCGTGATTACCGCCTCTTTTACCTCTCGTAAATCCTGTAAGTACGCCAGGCTTATTCTTCTTAACTCTTACATACATAGATCTCTCTAGGTTTCCCGTTTTACCTAGAGGATCCTTCATGCTAATTCTCAGACGGGCTAACCCGCCTTGTTTTATTATTTCTCCACCTCTAGATAAGCCGCTTTTAATTGCTGCATCCTTATCTATGTCATTAGATAATCCAGCTGTGAGTTTGTCAAGTAAAGCCTTATTTGTAATATTTACACTTAATTCACTCATTTATCTTTGACATTGTTATTAGATAGCTATTGTCTTGTAATTGTCTGTCAAGCAGTATAATGCTATACATCTTACCATTATATTTAATTCTGTTGTTTTCGTTAATAAGAGAATTATATCTTACTTGTATTACTACTGTGTTTGATATAAATTCCTCATTAGCATTAATACCATCGCCCATTGATGCAGAGAGCTTCCTTCTCGAACATCTTGTTTTTAAAGATGACGTATATTCCTTTTTTGAAAAACCCGAGTTTGATTTTTCCTCTCTCAACTCCAGAAATTCTACAAATTCTCTCAATAGACCTGCTCTCATCTGTACTTAATATATGGTTGAAGTAAATAATCTAACGTATATGGGACAGGAACGGGATTGGCGAATGCTACAGGTTCTCTATTTGCATATAACCCTGCCGCAACTATCTTAATAGCGTGTTTGATAGATGGATTAAGTTTGTTGTCGTCAACAAGCTCTTCTAATGGCCGTTGAAGCGTTCTTTCCACGCTTGATTGAGCAACTATAATTAGATCGTTGAGATATAAGTCGTCAACATCATGATCTATTATAAGATGTGCTTTAAGTTCATCAATAGTTATATACTGTTCCATATTATTTCTTTAAATAAGGGCGGGCAATGCACCCGCCCAAAACAAAAACCTATTGAAAACAATAAACTATGCAGTTGCTCTTTTTAGGATTCCGAAAGCTTCCGTTCTGCAAGGGAGCATATCGAAATCAGTGTTTAACACAAAATACACAACGTTCTTTTTAGATCCTGTATAAGGATCTACAACCATGTGCATTTTACCAAATTGGCCTACTAGCTCGTAAGAGAAAATTCCAAAACCTAGAACATTTTCTCCGACATACTCAGTGATAAACACGGGGTATCCGTTAATTTTTCCATTTTCCAACACCATTAATCCGCTTCCTGCATCTTTAGGAGTAGCCTCTAATTCCGCATAGGTAGACGCTGAACACACAAACGCCGCTGTACCATCGAACTCAACACCTGTTTTCAAAACAGCTCCTTTAAGTTCCATTACGTCTTTCCATGTAATTGATGATCCTGCAGCAACAGATACAGATGGAGTTGCATATGCTTTGACAAAACATCCGTCAGATGCAGTAGATGTTATTTTAGTCATGCTGAACATCCACTTATTTAGTAAGCGTTGTAACCCCATAACTATTTGGGTTCTTACTATATCGATCAGAGCTGAGTTACTCTGATCGATTGCTCGGTTAGAAACAGGTATTGCAAGTGATACACGCTTAGGACTAGGTTTGATTTTTGAAATATCAATAGTTGTATCTGCTACCTGTGCGTTTTCCTCCTCGATAGTAGCTTCAATCCCCGCTACAACCGGCAAAACCCAATCTCCAACAATACCATACTGCATTTTACATCCCACTTTGTCGAGAATTAGACCCTTCTCAAGTGGCTTGATGATGTCACCAATTGTTAGCGGTACTAATGCCTCTGCTGATGCAGAATCCTGAATAGAACTAGCGCGTGTCATAGGAATCTCAATAGCCGATCCGTTTACCATGTTTTGCATAGCCTCTGGAACGGAACGTTTATTTACCATTGCATAAACCGCTTCCGCAAAAACGGTTTCACTACGCTCTAATGCCGTATTTTGAGGCTCATTGCTTTGCATTCTTTCGATTCTTAATTGAAGAATCTCTTTCTCTTGAATTAAAGCATCTCTTTCTACCTTTTCCTCTTCTGTTAGTCCTCTTTTTTCAGAGGTAAGCAAGTCTGCCACTTCGGAAAATCTAGTATTGATCTCTGCAATTCTAGATCTCATTTTTCTAATTTCTTTTCTCATTTTGTTAAATTACGTAATTGTTCAATATCTAATTTATAGCTCTCGTCATTGTGCTCATAATATCCATCAAGGCTTCTAACCTCAACAGATGTATCCATGTATGCAGGATCCGACACAACAGAAATGTCAAACATGCGATCGACAACCTTAACGGATCGATGTAAAATTCCATCCGAACGCATTTTGTAAGAAACATTTTTCTTTTCATCTGTCAAATACGCAAAGGATGATCCGAACAAATCTCCTCTCTTAATCATTTCCACTGCATATTCCCCATCTGGAGTGTTTGGAGCGTCAAATCGATACATAACCCCTTTTTCGTCAACAGAAAGTGTGAGCGAACCTTCTCCATTGTAAGACCTTGCTATCATTCTTTGTCTGTTGTGCTCAAGCAATGCCTTAATATCGCATTTCCGAAGCATTTCTTCTGTTACCGCTCCAGGTTCTATGACTTCAATAAATCTTCGCCTAGTCATAGGATCGTACATTACTACACTTTCAACGCCAAAAACGACAGCGTACCCGCTAATCGTCCTTTCGTTAGATAATTTAGGGGATGCAGACCCGCTAAAACTTCTTATTTCGTATTTATCGTTCATAATGCTGTTTTTATATCCCACATAACTGCGTATGTGGTACCATTTTATTTTTTTTCTTTCAATAAATTTTCTACGGTTTTGACATTCGCGCTAATCATAGGTGTATCTCCGCCGTCAACGGGTTTCATTCCTCTTCTTATTCTGTATTCATTAATAGTGTATTGTCCGTATTGAATGAATTTTTCCATATATCCGGATGAAGCCGTCAAATCCGATTGGTAAAAAGACTCAAGGTCGAATTCAATCTTATACTTGCTTGCCACTTCTCGAGGAATGAGCTTCACAAAAAATTCATTTTCTATCTGCCTTAGCAGCGGCTGAAGTGTATCCGTCATGAATTGTACTTGCCCCATTTCCGAAGCTTTATAATTCTGAGATTGGCCTGCAAAACACTTATCCGGATGAACGCCATAGAAGCGGCAAATATCAAGCACGCTAAATTTTTTCATCTCGAGCAATTGGATGTCAGCTGGCGACATTGACAGCTGATTAAATGACATTGCGCCAGGCACACTAAAAATCCGTTTACCGGATTTAAGTTCGTTTTCCACACGATCACTAACTGTCTTCAACTGCTCATCTTGAGCCTCGCCAAAACCACGAACTCTTGACGCGTCACCACTTATAAATCCCGAATAAGTGGAACCCGGCTGAAATACATCACCCGATTTAGCATCAGCTGCGGCGGTAATTCCCATAACGGTGCATGCATACCTAATAGTGCTTTCTCCTGTATATCCTCCATCAAGCGAAAGATTTCTAAGATGTATTATTTCGTCGCATTCTAGCGTTTCATATATATTGTTAATAGTGTCGTTAACAATATATATGTTAAGAACCTTGTCATAACTAACAGAGTTTGGGGTTAACAGAGTCAGTCTATAAAGTTCTCCTAATCTGTATTCAGGATATATGTACGCATTTCCCTGGTTGAGCACTTGTATCATCGCATTGCGCATCATTTCGAATGCTGTTTGCCGAACGTTTGGAGCTATATTTAGAAGGTAATTAATATTTGATTCTTCATCAACCCCATAATATCGGCCCATTTTCCTTTTAACCTGAATAGGAAGTGCTGCGATACTTCCACTAAGTATAGATGTACACCTATACACTGCAGCCAACTTCATGGCCATAGTATCAGAGGTAACTGACACATTATTAGTTGGGATATTAACCGTGACATCAGGGGAGACAACAGAATCGAAATAACCTCTTTCTATTGGTTTTTCCGGAACTCGCTTCCTTTTCCAAAAATTTAATTTTTTCATCGCTCGTAATTATTAAATAAATAAAAATTCATTATCGTTGCAATTGCACCATCTATCTTTTCGTACTGACTACGCTTGATGGGCTTTTTATTCTCCATCTTATCTTCATCCATAACCGCATTCCCGAAACAGTAAGCTGTAATAGGGTTAGGATCGAATGTAGCTTTCCCTGTTCTTGCAGCAAGCTCAAAAGATTCAACCGGAGATGTAAATGTTCCGTAAGTTTGCTTAACCGGTACTAATACACTTTGCGCTCCAGATGCTGCCATCATATTTACAAATTCCAACGATTTGTAGGGGTCGTACCCAAGTTGAAGGATACAAATTCTTTTATTCATTTCAAGTATATCATTTGCGATGTACCGGTAGTCTATCACATCTCCAGGCAAAATCTTTAAATATCCCTGTTGTGCCCACTTTTGGTATAGTTCTTTATTAGGATGATCTTTAATGGCTCCTTCTGGGAAATAATAATCAATATACGAATGAAAGGATCTCAAGACTTCGCTATACATAGTATAGGATACAGCGGAAAAGTCATCACATACCGAAAGGTCCACTGATACCATTGCATCCGGCCTACCCGTTATTTTACTCATATCAATGCTCTTGTACATGCTCTCAATTTCGGTGGCAGTAAACCATGCTTTATTAGAGTTTTGGACGAACATGTTAAGAAGCTTTGTACGAAATGTAAGCATATCATCAGCCGTCATTAGAGCTTTTTTATATTCTAACTCGTAGTAGTCGTTTTGTATTGTTATTCCAATATGCGGCTGAACTTTATACCATGTGTGTGGATCACTTTCCTCATCATCTACATCTGGCTCGAATATATGAGCAAAAACACTGTCATTCTCTACTTCTCCACGCAACACTGCTTTGTAGGATTTAAGCAAATCCCTAAATGGGCTATCTAGCTTATCAGATGCTGTGGTTATAATTATAGTTAGCGGGTTAACCCTTGCACCCATCGATGACGTAAGTACATTCTTGAGATCGGCACTCACGGCTTGTGAAAATTCATCAAGGATTACCGTACTCGCATTTAAACCATCTAACTTATCGGCATTACTTGCTAAGCATCTTGCAAAAGATGTTTTTCCTTTTCTTCTATTATAAACCTGCTCCCTATTTATCCTAAAATTTCTAAACTTATGATCGATGCTTTTCAGAATATTCTTTATTTCTGAAAAACATATTTGCGCTTGATTATAATTATTAGCAGCCACATAAGCTTGTGCATTGCTATCGCCAAACAACAAATCATATATAGCAAGTGAAGCTACCGAAGTTGTTTTAGAAAATTTTCGAGGAACAAATAATAAAGCGTCACGACACAATCTTTTTTCTTTGTCTTTATAAAATCCTAGAATATTAGCGAATTGAAACACTTGTACCGGTGTTAGTTTATATCTTGTTTTTCCTTTTACTCCGGAAAACTTTAGTCGCTCATAGAAGGTTATAAACTTCTTAACTTCGTTAGGTTTAAATATGTACTTGTCAAGAAGGTAGAAGAAACGTTTAACGGATAGCAATTCATACAAGTTGTGATCATTCGGATTATCAATTACAGAATATAGATAATTGACTAATCGTTTATCCGTATTCTGTAATTGATAACTTGGAACATCTATACATTTGAGATACTTCGAAGTTTCATTCTTAAACAAAATCAGCTCATTCTTTTCCAGCATTTTCAACCTCCCTAATAAGCTGGTCAACCTCGTCATCGTCTGATCCAGACTCGATAGTCGCTCTAGTCAATCTTAATTCGCGAAGTGCCTTGCGTGTCTGTTCAGCCATATCTAGCATTATTGAAAATTCCGGATTGACAACTTTATACTCGTTCCCTTCCCGACTTCTACGAGTTGAACACAACGGCAAATCGGCTACCTCTTCCCTTGCTTTGAGGTAACATGCGTAACTCCCTGCAGCTAGAGCTATAGATACATCCATTGCTCTAGTATAAGTGCCCTGCTCCTTCATTGCGCGCTTTAGTTTTTGTTCTATCGACTTATATTCCATACCTCATTTTTATATATCTCACATAACTGCGGATGTGGTACCAACAACCCCCCAGAGGCTTAATTTATTCCGTGTATATAAAAGGGGGTAGGTGTGGGTTACAGAGGTCATGGGGGATGTTAAAAAAAACCCTCCCCCTTTAACATTTTTAACATTTGAAGGTTTTTTAACAATATTAAAATATCATAAAGTTATGCTGTGTTTATTAGCAAACATCATTTATTTGTTTATTCAATGACGTTTTGCTAAAGATATTTATCTGAAAATGCTTTTACAGCTTTTTTATTTGACTTTTTGATATTATCTTTTGAATGGCTTTTCATGTCTATATGTATAGAGACATGACATTGATGACATACACTCATCAAGTTATCGTAAGAATACATAAGATGCTCCATTGCCTGTTGAGCATATACAGACTCAACAGGCTTGATATGATGAACTTCACTCGCTAATGAGCTTCTACCTTCTCTCTCACACACTTCACACAGAGGGTTATTCATTAGCTTTGTCAACCTTAACTCTCTCCACCGGTTGGTTTGTATGAGCTTAATGTATGTTGGATTCCGGCTCATCGTTTACGCTTTTAATATCTAATGCTCTTTTGTGCTCTCCATACGGTGGAGTAGGCGACAGCCCATCAAACATCTCGTCTATCTCATTAGGTACAGATTTCCCTTTTCTGTCTGCAGCATCTAGGAAGCAGCTTATTATAGCCTTGTTTAGCTCGTATAAGCTTCTAAAGCCATAAGTATGGCTTATCTTAAGTAATGAGTCATAAGTTGATTTATCTACTTTGGTCGTTATTATCTTATTTATTCTTTTGCCCATTTTTATTCAATTTGGTTAAAAACAAAAAGTGCCCGAATCTTTTCAGACCGGGCACAAAAAAGTGGTAACTCAAATACTTTACCGCTATACTAATTATTTTTATAATAAATCATAATCATCATATATATTTCCAATAACATATAATGTGTCACATCCACGTGACCCGAAATTGTGTCTAACGTTACGCATACGCAGCCCGATATTTGCCCATTCAACTACATCTATACACTCAATTCCGCTTGGATTTAACCGCTTTACTATATCTCCCTCGTAAATTTCTTTTCCGTTATTGTCTGTTAATCCGGAAAATTGACCTACAGTATCTAACATAACCCTGATAGGTTGGCATCCGTCTGTCTTGATATAATAGCATCTACCTTTACCGTCGCATAACTCGAATTCAGAATAATATCCGTAAATCCATTCGCCGTTAAGTGTTTTTCCCCTGAATTTTATTTTTCTCATATCCAATATCTTTAATAATTTTATTAAATTCTTTTTTGGTCATATTATTAGGCATAAAACGATCAATTACTTCTTGAAATGGCCTCAAGTAATGCTCGATGGTATCTTTTGCTTCTCGCTCAGCTTCTTCTCTATTTCTTCCGTAACGACCCATTTGAACATCATTGACATAATCCTCAAAAGTCATGTTGTAGTGAGTTATAGTGTCTACAACTGAGCTGAAACGACAATATAAACCGTTAGGTTGTTTTGATATAAATGATCCCATTGATTTACTTTTTATTTTGTAAAATTTCATGTATCAAGCTATCTCTTTGAACAATGTCTTGTCGTAATGCCTCTATACATTTACGATGTTCAAAACATATAAAACTCATTACGACAAGCAATATTATCGCGAATAAAGCAACTAGATCTCTTATGGGGATATTCTTAAAACATTTGGTTTCATACCTCTCAATAAAATCAGAGGCATTTATAATATTAGCTTTACTTTCTATTGCTAGATCTCTACTTAACGTAAGTCCTATTTTAGGGCATATACAATCGCTATGGACATTCAGCGGTTTTTCTTTGTAAGTTTTTCCATCATGCCATCTATATCCTAATTTATTCAAACATCTTGCAACTCTTTTTTTATCTTTCATGGTGGGACAGTATATAACTTCCGCTCCATTGATATTATAAGTTTTCATAATTATTTAGATTATCACCATTCTACTCGTATTGATTCAAAACCCATTAGATCAGTATGCTTTGATATTTTATATCCATATTTCAGCAAGTACGTTATAGTGTCTTGATGCATATTTACAAACAATGACATGGTTTTACCACAACCTGCATCATCAAGTATTATTTTCATTACCTGATTAACTGTTAGCTGATTTTTTTCAGATATACATCTTGCCTCAGATGCTGATAAAAATTTATTTTCTTCCATGATATTCCTGATTAGCTTGAAGTTCTTCAATTATCGCAGCAAATCCCGATTTATTCACTTTACGTTTTACCCTTGAATAATAAAACATTTTTAATATCACAACGAAAAGAGCTATAATTAATACTATTGCGAATGGAATAAAAAGCGGAGATAACACCCACCACCAAGACCAATCAATATAATGCGTTAGTTTTAGCACTATAAATACTATGGCTAACAATCCACAGAAACCGATTCCACCACTTTTGGAACTATTATTCATTGTTGAGTACGCTTACCTATACAGCATTAGGTTTTATTTTTATTTAAAAAAAATCTTATTTAATGGTTTCTCAGGAATACTAATAATTCTTTTGTTTGCTTAAGAGTTAAACCTTTTCCTGTATTGATAGCAACCTCTAATACATTAGTTGCTTCATTAAGGTTATCAATAATGAATCCGCTACCGTTACATTGCTTGCACTTTATGGTAGATTGAATACCTCGTTCGTAACTTTCGATCTGGCTATATCTGTAATATTGCTTATTAACAATATGACCACTACCGTTGCACTCGTTGCATTTCATTTATATTTAGTTTTTACTCAAATTCTAACTATGACACAGTGATGTCTGTTATTTTTCCCTCTAATAAATAAAATTCAATAAGAGTACTATTCTCGTCTAGAGATTCTCTTACATCTTGTACTGTTGTACAGTCGGATGCTTCAATCGTTAATGTAACTTCAAATGTTTTCATATTAGCTCCTTTCTATTTAGTTAAGAGTTTATTTCTCGTTCAAACTCATCATATCCCTCACATTCAAGGAAGGCATTGAGGGTTTTTTCCTTTAACTCATCAATCTTAATTCTGTGAGTTTCTACCTTTGCGATAAGAGCAGCTTGCAGGCTCTCTATCTGGTCTTTCAAAACTTCTATCTCATTCATCATTCATTTGTTTTGATAGTTATATTGTCATCTCCATCTATCTCATAGCATTCTGGGCAATAGCATTTACTATCTTCGATTAACCAATAGTCGTCCTGTGCTTCTTCCTTTACTGAGTCTTCATCATTCCAAAGAGTGAAACCGGAATATTCGTTCATATATACTTTTTCGCACACATCACATTGTATTCCGTATGCCGTTTCTTTAAATATTGCCATAATGTTCCTTTCTATTTAGTTTTGAATTATTTTTATTGATAAGACACTTTCCAAATATGTTATTCCATTAGCGGTAAGATGATAAATTACATTATTACCAACAGCTATTTTAGTTGCGTACCCATAGAACACTAGCTCATCCCAATCATTATCAGATGTTGAAACTACATATCTATTTCGATAAGCCATGTACTTATTTTTTTTGATGCTTTTACGACTAAACCCAATAGCATGTAGCATCATTTCTATTTGGAAAATGGATAATTTAATATTGCTCATATATTCATTTTTAAATTATTACACTATTAGCCATACTATCACTCCTATGCTACACAATAGCATTATGGCGAGGAAAGCAACTACACCTGCAAGTGTTGCGCACAGTTCCTCTAGCTCCCTCTTTTTGTATTCTTCCATAAATTAAGTTATTAAGCCGACATACGTTGGCGTATCAAATTCATGTTCTTTTTAACGATATTCAAAATGCGATCGTGATATTTTGAAGTCTTGTTGCATACGGCTCTCGATTGGATGATCTCAAATGTTTTAAGCGAAACTTCGATCGTCTCAAGCCTATTGCCTTCAGCATCTCTAGCTGATAGTATAAGACAGTTTGTAACTCCGTAATACCGATTACTGAACACGCAATGGTGCATTGCTTTTGCCTCAAGGTAAAATTGCGTGATGGACTCAAGCGGATGTATAGTGATATCACCCTCTTTGATTTCGATTCCGAAGAATTTCATCTTTTCACGATAGAATTTCATTATATCTTCTTTTTTTCTGATAGCTGCTTTTACTGCAGCCACTCGATCACGCTCAACTCGTAGTCTAGCTTCGATCTTTTGCTTCTTCTTCATCAACTTGTCATGCTCTTTATTTAGGTCCTTAGGACAAACGTAATGAGCATTTCGCAAATCTTTATCAAAATAGGAAAGCAGATCAATGTAATCCTCCCAAATGCTCGCATCTTTGATTATGTAGCCATTGCGGTTGCAGATATTGAAAGATGGTTTATACTTGATTTGATAAGATCCTTGTTTCGTAAGATATTGAAGCATTGAAATTTGCTTCGTTTTAAGGCATAACTCATAATCATTACTTCCTTGCAATAATCTCTTTATTAGTCTACCAGGATTACATCCGTGTAAACTACTCTTAAGCCCGTATTTTCGCAATATTGGAATCAGATTAGGATTAGGGTGCAAAACTCCGTGAATCGAATAGCTATCTCCGTGATAATAAGAAGAACCGTACTCATTCTTAATACTTAAAGGTTCACTGTGTATCCATCCGCAAGAACCCATATTCATAGGCTTAGCCATTATTGTGCGCTTTCCATCTTCACTGATCCACTCTTGAACCACTTCCGAAAAGAAGTAATGAAGATAAGCATCTTCCTTGCGAGCAACCCTCATGCAATACACATGACGTAATACTTGATAACCTCCGCATGTGGTGGCAACAGTCATGTAGTTCACCTCTTCATTCTTTTTCTTACGGCTAACTTTTACCTCTAGCTTGCTGTGGCAATATGGGCACACGGTTGTATCTCCTAATACTGTAACAGATAATTCGCTGTTATCTGTATTTATCCACGTATGAGCGCAATCTGAGCACCAAAGTTCATCTTTACATTTGAATGCTTCATGAGAAAAGACGTGAGTCTTTGCCCATTCTTCTTGCTTGGATAATGGAGGCAGCTTACTACTTAATTCAGCTACCTCTCTTTCTCTTTTATTGCGTGGCTTCATTTATTTTAACAATTCAAATTCGTAAACAATAACATACGGATTTCTTTCCCATGTTCCTTTTCCGCTTATCTTATCGATAAGAGTTGCAAAGGCTTCTTTTGGTGTATTAAAGCTATCGCAACCAATTCTTCTCCAATGGCCCAATCCACTAACGCAATACCTTCGTGTGCCATCATACTCGAATTGTCTAGTATTCAATTGAACTCCTTCTCTCATGCAATCCTCGTCGCTGATGTTTTGCAGTCTTTGAAGAAATGCATTGGTTATTTTTATTTTGTGTGGCATTAAGTCTGCATGAACAAACATTTTGTTATTCCATCCTGCTTTTAGATCATCGAAATCATACCATATTCCTTCGTATTCAACGGAGTTTCCGGAAGCTTTGAAGCCACCGAAAAATGATTTATAGCTTTGTGCAATAGCAACAACTTCTCCTTCCCTATAAGACAATTTATTTAATTTAGTATGTTCGCTACCATCTATTTTTTGCCAACAAAATGAACCAAAATTAGGTGCATTTAGTGCCAAGTCTTCGTATGATTCATAATCACCTTCATTTTCTGTTATTGGAAAAGCTATTTCCCAATCTAATGAAGGTCTGTCATACTTACATATTCTTCTAGTCATGGTTTTCCTACCATCCAATACAGCTTGAGTTAAGCTGTATCTGTCATTAAACATTATCTTTTTCATATCTTAAAATTCGAATAACGATGGTTGAACTTCTTCTTGCTGTGCTGCTTTCTCTCTCTTCTTCTCGAGCTTCTTTTTGCGCTCTTCCTCTAGCCTCTTTTGCTCGATTGCTTCGTAAGTACGCATAGCTCTTTCCTTAGCAGCAGCTTTTTCTTCTTCTGTTAGATCAACTTTAGCGGCAGGGGCGGAAGTAGATACACGTGCATTACTAACGACCTTAACCTTTATATCGTCCTCATCATAATAGTGCACAGCTAATCCGTACACCTCTTCATCCGTCATAGCAACCGCATTTCCGCGCTTCTTAGCCTCGCTTAAAATGTAATTGCAGCATTCATCGAGACTCTTGTTTTCTTTCGCGTAAGTCTTAGCGAATAGCTCATCATTTGATGCTCTATCGTCAAGGTATGACTTGATAGAGTTAATAAAAGAATTGTTATTACTCATAGATATAGAATTGAATAGATTAAAAAATAAAATGCAGCAATTACTAGTATCAAGAATAGCAACGCTGCAAGCTCTTTAATGAGTTTCATTTTCTCTTTTTAAAATGGTTACATAATCTCCCGTACTTGTCACACGTGCACACCCTTCGCTTTAGCACCTTACAAAAAGCACCCATGCCGATAATATCGAATGAGTGCGCACATTCTTTGCAAAATACTACAGGATTTATTTCTTCTTTCTTTGCCATTATTTTCTGAGGCTCTCTCCTTTAAATTTAACTCGCCTAGTGATGGCTATCAATCGGTCCATGGTACGCTCACCATACTTCTCGGCTATCTCATCTTGTGATAGATTTGTTGTTATGATTAATAGCTTTCCTTTTTTCTCAGCTTCATCAACAATTTCGCAGAAAGCCATACGTTTTTCGCCATATTTCACGCTTACTCCTTCCGTGCCAACGTCATCTATATAAATTAAATGATGTTGCTTTATATAGTCTGTATTGGCATTCATTTGCTGTGCATCACAACATTCAACTATCTTGCGATGATAGTGGTTAATTAACAAAGGGATTATTTTCCAGCATATCATAGATTTACCACGCCCGCAATTGCCATAGCACAACAGGCCTTTCCCTTTGTTATCCGTTAGCCATTCTGCAACATCATCATATTCTTTCAACCAACTAGCGTTAGGTTGGTGATAATTCAACCCGCGCCACAGCAAATCCTTTGCGTCAGGTATTGCTATATGTACAGCATCGGGCATCGGGTTATAACCGGTTGATTTCAACGATTCAATCGCTTCTTTAAAATTTATCTGTTCCATTTGTCCTCATTGTCATATTTGCTAGGGGAATTGTTTTTAAGCACTATCCCCAATTCATTTTTTGGTTTTTTATCCCTAGAGGCCCAATTATTAAGCCTTCTAGGTAGCTCCCAAGTCTTTTCAAGCTCATATTTCATTTTTGTTCCGGATTTATTAAGTTCGGACCAATAATTAAAAAAAGCTCTTATCATATCTCTACCGTATAGATCCAAGTATGGAATAAGAGATTTTCCAAATTCATCTCTTCTTTCTAGTGCAGCAGCTTTAGCTGCGTCCTTTTTCTTTCCATCTACTTTAGTAGATGTTTCTTTATTATCATTATCATTATCATTATCATTAAGCACCCCAAATAACCCACTGGGCTCTTTGGGGTCATCTGGGGTCGGCTGGGTTTCTTCCTTGTTTCCTCGTCCACCCTTCAATCCATTCTTTCGGTTTCTTTCTACAATCTTATGATATTTTTCTTCGTCAATATCCATTTGGTTTTTGAAAAAGCTAAATGCCATCTGTATGTCGATGTCTACCTCAATACTATGATTTATCTGATATTCAAATAGCGCGCGGAATAATTTACCGAGTTGTTTGTCGGATAATGATTTGACAGGCTCATAATAAGATTTGTAGAGAACGAAGCTGTCTTTTGCCATAACTTTTATTTTTTGTAAAAAATCACTTTTCCATCTGGAGTTGCTGTAGCAACCTTTATGTATGTCATAATTGTTTTTCTTTTTTAAGGTTATCTATCTGCTGCTGGTAGTACTTGATAAGTTCTTCTAGCTCAAATCTGGTCCATTTTTTAAATTGCGAAGCTTTCCATTCTAGCTTATCGACTCTCATTTTACCTATCTTAGCAATTAAATTAGCTCTGTATCCAATTAGGTGATCAGCAGAAAAACGGTTACACGAATGGCACTCTGCATGGCAATTATCTTCATCATACCTAACACTCATGTGCTTTCTAGAATGAAAATGTCCACAATCAAATTGATCAAACGTTTTAAATCTCCCGCACGAAATACATCTAATCATTCCATTAGTCATTGTATCTCTAAGCCTAATATATAGGCTAAAAACGGTATCTAATTTCTTTTTAAGATCCGTCTGTTTTTTTACTGTCACTCCATCCTTTTCGAAAAGTGGTATTTTCTTTTCTTTCTTCTTTCTTTTTATATAGTATGACATTTTATTAGGTTTAAAAAAGGGCAAATTAATGCCCTGGTATTATTCTTCTTTCGGTGTAACTTTGGTGTCTTTGCCTGTCTTATCTATTATAACCTGCTTCCCTCCTATATTCATGACAGTTTTACAGCCATTAGGAAGCGATTGTAGAAAGTTGCGAACAATAGGAGCATTAGCCTTATCGTTAATTACATCCTCTGAGGATTCTGCAATATACGGATACACATCCACTAATGCAGTTTCTGCTATCGAACCTATTTGGTAGTCGGCCATTGTACCTTTCATTCCTTCATCCAACTTCTTAACAGCGTCACGAAGGTCTGCTGCCTGAACAAGTACTTGTGTAGATGTTTTCTTTTCAGCTCCGCTTTTCTCATCTAACGTGATGAAGATCAGTTTACATTTAAACCAACGATCGGCAGCATCCTCTTCACTAGAAAACAATTCGCTGTAATTTGCGCGTTTAATGTCTGATACTGTAAATTCACCAGAGATAAAAGGAGTCATTTCTTCGATGATGCGTGCTTCTGCTTCTGTGAAGCTTAGAGCATCCACTAAATAAGGTTCTGTTACCTTCTTTTGCATTCCGTTCTCCATTACTTTCTCGTAACGGATTTTGCATTCAAACCATGTGTGCATTGACATAATTGTTATATTTACTTTGTTCTTAATTTCTTTTTTAACTTTTTGCTGAGATTTCTGCATTGCCTAGCCTTATCTAATTCGCAAGGCTTCTTGCAATACTTGTCAATCAATTCTGCACTCTTATCAAGGAGCCGAATAAGGCTGTGTATATCTGTATTGCATATCATATTTGCTTTATATAAAATCCTTGAAATCTTACTAAATCTAAATATTCCGGTGATCTCATCAGTCCATCTCCCATTCCGCACAGGGATTCGGCTCCAGATTCATCTATCACAACTTTAGAATCTATTTCTTTTGGAACCCTAAAGCATATTTGCACCGGAAAGTTAACTTTAGCATCACCCGTTATTACTTTAGTGGAAGCTCTTTGCGTGGCTGCAACTATTCTATATCCAAGGGAACGCCCTTTTTGAAGTAGCATTTTAAGATTTTCTTCTAACGTCTTTTCTCCATTGAGTTGCTTAGATGTTTTGGCACTAGATACAGCGTCTGCAAACTCATCAAAAACTATCAGTTTCTTTCTTTTTAAACCGCCTTTTCTTGCGGAAATCTGCATCTCAGATACTAGTTCTCTCATTACGTATTCTATTTCTTCAATTTCGTTATATACCTTTGCACCTTGCAACCCCACAAATTCGTACTTAGGATCAAATATGACTATATCTTTAATACCGGCTTTAATTGCGTATTGGATAGTGGAAAGTATACATACGGATTTGCCGGAACCCGTAGCTCCACATATAAGCATATGTGGCGTGGAATGGTTATCCATATCCCAATGCACACAATGTTTGTAATTATCTAAGCCGATTGGTATTTTACACCCTTTAAGATATTTGGGATCATACAATAGATCTTCCGTTCTTTTTTTTGCCGATTCTATCGGCAGATAACTCTTTCCTTCGTAAACGGTTAGGTTATTTCCGATACGGACAGAATTGACATTAAGTGCATTGGCAATATCTAACCTGTATTTATAAATATTAGATATTGAAACTCCAGCACTAATCTCTAGCAAGTAAGTGTCAGAAGAATATCCGGAAATCTCATGTGCCACATTAGTAATGATGCCAAATGCACGCAATACGTGCTCTATTTTTTCTTTGTTGTCCATGTTTTTGTTAGTGAAATCGTACTCAATGAAGTTTTGAGCACTTTGTTTGAATTTTATTATTACATTAGGGTTAACAGATACTATAGAGGAATCTTTTATTTTTTTATGCCTTTTCCTTATAAGGTCTTTTTTTGATTCATCTATATTAAAATCATCTACATCAGAAATAAGCGTCTTGCACCAAAAATCGTAGAGTTCGGCTCTATCTACATAATTATCTGTATCATTAATCATGTAGATATAGTCCGGATCAGATACGGCCTCTAACATTTTCTTAAGCGGCTCGTAAAGTAAAGCTTCATATAATTTCCTATTCGAGTCGTTTATTTCAACTACGATCTTATGTAGTTGCTCTGATCCATCTTTGTTTTTGGATGATTTATTCTCGACAAACCATACTTCATTAACTTTTCTGTTATATTTAGACTCAAAAAGGTTTACGTATGTTATGGCTTGCTTACCAATGACAAATGCAGCTTCTTCTTCATCAGTATATGACGATTTTGTTTTGTGATCAATGATCACAACTTTATCATCTTTAGTTTCTATTACAAGATCTATAACTCCATTACATGGTAGAGGTATGTCCACCCCGTTAATGGTAAGCCAAGATGTTATTTTACATTCAACGCCTATTATATTTCTTATCTCTTCAATGTATTTTTCTTTTTCATTGTAGAAATTACTAATAAGAATATTAGATAGCTTGATAGCTTTAATTTTGCATTCTTCTATTGTTGGTGTGGTTTTTTGCACTTTCCAATCACACACAGCTACTTCATCTATATATTGGAATGCAATGTTTTGCAGATCTATAATATCTATATTTTTTTTGATATTATTGAAATAAAATCTTAATGCTTCATGGTAGGCGTTTCCAGAAATAGAGGTTGCTGATCTTTTACCTTTTTCGTTGTATATTTCTTCTTTTTCGAAGACTTTCTCATTTCGTGAAAACGTTGACACTTTAGAAAAACTCCAAGAACTTATAAGAAAATTACTTAAAAGTTCTTCAATTTCTTCTGGAGAATAAAGCTCGTAAGTACTACTCATGGCAAATCGATTTTATTATTTTTACTTTTAATGACTGTTTTTTTTCGATCTACAGAATCCTTCTTTTTTTCAGATGCAGTAGATGATGTCAAGTCACTAACTGTTGTATCTTTATCTCTAAGAGATTGTAATATACCGCACATAATATATATGTGTTCAGCATTAATTTGGCTATTGGACTGCTTACCAATGATCTTAAGTATAGATTGCTCATCTATATTGTAATCATTCGCAAATGCAGTTAATATGGCATCACGCTTATTAATTAGCTTTGCATGGTCGGTCAAATCTCCTGTGATAAGCTGCTTTGCAGCATTAATTACGCTGTCAATAATGGGACGTGGAATAACAGCAAAAACTGAATTTCTGTAAGCTATTGCGTTGGATGCATTTCCGGTAGTAGTAATTATATCATCACTATATCTATTGCCTCTGTAGTCAACAATAGGCATTCTCACCTCAAAAGCAGATGCAACATTAGCTTCTAAATCCCAGCATGTGCCACGACTGATAATCTGTTTATCAGTAATTCGTACAACCTTAGCATCTGTTCTCATATTACCCCAATTGCTAACTATTATCTTAGCAAGATGGACAGATGGACCGCTAATATATTTCCCGCTTTTAACAAGCGCATAACTGCAACTCCTTGCGACATCTTCATTCATCGTTGCCATCGTAATAGAGTTATTAATAGATCTAGTTATATCTCTTGGATATTTTTTAGCTGTAGATACCTGGGCATCTATATTTGCACCTTCTATTATATCTTGAGCATTTACCTCAAGTATTTCATATTTATCACTCATATCTTTCAGTTTTTCGCTCTTCAATTCTGTAGAGCCTAACCCTAATTCTTCTTATTTCTCTCTTAGCTTCTTCCGATGAAGCTTTTTTTTCCAAATAATCAGCGAGGCTGTAGTTTACGAAATCAAGCTTTTTAGCCTGTTCTATAAGATTTTTATCTTTATCATTCATAATTTTTAAATAAAAAACGGCATGGTGATAATCCATGCCGCTAGTAGTTGATAAAAAAATAATTAACTGAATAGGAGGACTTTCACCTCACGCTGTCCTTTTCAGCGGTTTTGTTGGTTAATAATATTTATTTAAAGATTCTTCAATAAAAACAAGCATAGAAAGAAAAACCATAACTACTGATGATACTAACTCAATAGTAGTTGGCTCGTCACATGACGAAATAGATAATGCGCAAATAATTGACGCAACGGCCAATGCCTTTTTTATAAACTTAATTGTTTTCATATATATTTTTTTTTAGATTAAACTTTTAAAAAATGCACCCTATACTCACGTACTGAATGCATGTCTAATATGTACATGTAGCAACACTTTCTCATCGGTGAGTATCAAACCCGTACCCCAAAAGAGTTATTGCTTGTAATAATCATGATGTAATAATGTGGGATGATTGGGAGTCCAACCCAATACATAGATACTTGTTCACATTTGTGCAAGTCCGTTTTTGCGTGTAACCACATCCCGTATGTTAATTGCGCTATCTTCGCAAACCGCGCAATTAAAAATCAAAACTGTGTAAAAGAAATAGCTCCCTGTATCTCATCAAAGAGTAGGCTTTAAACCGTACAGGGATATATTGTACTCGTTAGCGTAGCATCCGCCTATCTATGCTATGCTTACTGATTTAGACATTTTCGGACTAACAAGTTTTGATAAAAATATCTGTTAAGCGTTCTCCGCATTCCTGCTATGCTTAACCATATTTGTGCAGCACATGTCGCTTTTTATTAAGTTATTAATTACCTTAATATGTGGAACGGCGAATGATACCCCCCCATCCACTAGGATATAAATTAAATAAATTTATAATATTATATAAAGCAAATTCCTCGATTTGCCGACGAAAGTCTAACTGTTTATTTTTACAACGATACGGCATTACCATTAACCACAGCATTATATCGTTGTCAAGTTTAGCCTATTCACGTAGTCCGTTTTCAGCAGAGGATAACTTGCAACCTCTATTTTCCATCATGTCAAAGAACTAACCAAATGTACCCCGTCAGTTTCTCGCTCACTGCTGCCGTTCAATCCGTCTACGGGGTTTATTGTGTCATGCGTGTCATGCGTACCTTGCAAGTCCTTGCACTTCGCATAGTGCATCATAATCCATATCATCATCGAATTCTTCAAAGACTTCATGTAATTCTGATTCAAGGCCCTGTATCTCATCAAAGAGTAGGCTTTAAACCGTACAGGGATTGTCGCTATATCGTTGCATGCTTGATTACATCCCAAGCGTTGCAGTACCATCTACCATTCTGCCTTTTACTCTTTTTCTCATATCGTATCATCCCTTTTCCTATAAGATCAGTAAGCCTTTTTAATCCTCCAACTATGTCGGCCGCTTCTGTTCTACTGAATGTTTTGTCATTCAAGACGATTTTAAGAATATCCTCATTCATAGCTCTTATACAATTAAAGCTCAATCCTTTCGCGGGCATTGTGGGAGTCCCGCTACTTGGAATGAGCTACTTATTTTTTTTCTTAATTATCGTATCTACAACTCCCACATCGCAGATATTTAGTGTTAATATTTTGTTTATATAAAAATGGTTTTCTATCTTTGCCGTTGATGTTATGGCTTTATAAATAAGAAATTCGATACTCTTATCGAACGGCCATTTTTATATCCTTTTTTAATTAACAATGGCAAAGATATGTCGCTTTATCGACATATAGAATTTTTTAAATAAAAAAATAACGGTTTGTCGCCAATTTAAATTCATTCTAAATAGTAAAGTTATGGAACAATCTATCAATCAAAGAGTTAAACAGATTTGTGATTATTACTTTTCTGGGAATACTTCTGCTATGGCTAGAGAGGTTTTAGTCAAACAGTCAACTATTAGAGACATAATAGGTACAAAGCAAAGTAAACCAAGCTTTGAAACTCTTAAGGCTATTGTCGATTGTCCGTCAATTAAAGTTAGCGCAGATTGGTTATTGCAAGGAGTAGGGAATATTTTTGATAAGTCAAAAGGACATTTTATATTTGAATTTGACGATGATAAATGCGCGAACGTAATGCATATTGAAGAACCCGAAAAAGATTATGTCAGAGGAAGACCTTATTATGATGTTGATTTTTTAGGTGGTTTTGATTTATTATGCAACGATCAAACGATAATCCCCTCTTATAATATAGATTTTCAGCCATTCAACAAAAAAGATGTTTTTTGGTGCAATATTTCTGGAAAATCTATGGAACCGGAGATAAGCAGTGGGGATATAATAGCACTAAAAGAAGTCCAAGATTGGAATGACTATATATCATATGGCGAAATATATGCAATCGTCACAAACAATGAGCTAAGAACCGTAAAAAGAGTCCGTAAAGGATCCGATGAAGAACACTTTCTTTTAGTACCATCAAATAAAGATTATGATGCACAGGAAATAGAAAAGAAAATGATTTTAAAAATATTCTCAGTATTAGGTAGCATGAAAAAATTCTAGAGAAAAAATGAAAAAGACATTATTAGTATTATTGCTGGTTTTAACAACAAGTATTAACGCACAAAATCCACCCGTTAAATTTACTAAATTTAAACTGAGCTGGTTCAACGTACTCGGATTTACCGGAGGCGGAGACGGGCAAACTCTTAAGCTGAAATTTAAAAACAAATCTGGGAAACAGATAAAATACATTAATGTAAAATACTATGCTATCAATTCGGTTAACGATATAACTGCAGACAAATTCAATAGAAGCAAATTTGTTGTTAATTGCACAGGGCCATTTAACGATGGAGATACAAAGAGTTTACAAGTAGACATTGCATTGTTTCACCCAAACTTATTAATTGCATATCCTTATGAAGTGGATATTGACTACATGGACGGAGAGTGCATAGAGGCAGAAATAACAGAAAGTAATATTTCTAATTTTTTTCCAAACATTAAATATATTAAGATAGGGAATATATAATACTAATATGTTTGTCGAATGTTTGTCTTATTAATTTTTTAAAATCTTATAAATAACTGAATTACAAACAATTACAAAGCTTTAGGTTATGCATTCGTAACGCGTAGGTCTCCAGTTCAAGTCTGGATAGCGGCTCAACTACATAACTCATTCTAAAAGAGTAAATTACAGAGCCAATAAAGCGTTATTGTTAGTGTTTTTTTGAATAAAAAAAAGACAAAAACACCCACTTTTGGGGTAAAGTATTTATCTGAAACTTCCTCAATAGCTGCCTAAAAGTCATCAATAACTTACCCAAAAATTATCCAAAAATTGACCTCATAAATATCAACAATATTGTAACTATAGGTTTGGTAGCCGTAAAAAATAAAATTCTATAAACAATCAGCATAGAATCAACATCAACCTATTTCGCAAGTCTGAGACTATATATTCAACCACTCATAATTAGATTTTAGAGAGTAAAGATAATTAAGGAGGACGTATGTCAATGCAGAGCTTTATTCTTGCAAACATCCATCTATTTTTTCAAAAATACATTTTATCTATTAAAATTATTGAATAAGAGCGGAAGTAAACAAGTTAATCTTTCGCCAGATGAAGCCTCTTATACCTACAACGTCAATTTAAATGTTAACGACGTATAATTAAGCTCATTTTTATCCATTTATTATATACAGGAAGTTTGCAATTTTAGATACCTTTGCAATAGAAATATTGAAACATTATAGTAAAAATTACGAGTGAAAGAAATGTGTTAGGAAAATGGTGTAATTATCACCAAACTCGCAGAAAATAAAATGGCACAAGGAAATCTCTCTAAGATGTTAAGCATAAATCCGCACAATTTAAACACCTTACAAAGTTTCTGAGATTCTAAATGTAAATACCATTTATTTATTAAAAAAATAGAACTTACCTGCACTAAGTATGGAGTTAAGTTTTAATTAACTGAATAATATATATTTATATCTTTATGTTTAACTAAAAAATAATACTACTATGTTAAAACCATTAGAACAGTTTATTTGTGACGAATGTGGACAAGTGATAAATTCCCCTAAAGAAGGCTATGTGGAATGGGAAAGCGGAATTGATAAAAACGGGAAAATGTTTGCTCGTGGATTTAGAATCATACATTCATCACAAGCATCACCTATGGAAAAAATAAATGGAAAAGGTTGCTTTAAGTATGATGAAAGTCCCTACCGTAGTGACATTGATTTAGATTACTTTCAAAAAACAGTACACCAAAAATTATTTTCTCTGCTTGATTTAGGATTCATGCATGACAAAAATCAAGAAGTAGGATGCCAGATTTCTGATTTTAGAGAGTTTGTCGATTTCTTTAAAAGACTTACAATTCCCTACTACGAAGAAGCAAGGCAATACTTCCAAGAGGCAATTGAAGATTGTGAGATTTCAGACGAAAACGAAATATATCTTTTCACTGAAGAAAATTTAAAGAGAATAGTTCAGAGATACGATAAGTATTAGTAAAGCAAAGCCGTGTTCCTCTTGGTTCACGGCTTTCATTTTGAATATAATTGCTCATTGAACTATAAAGTCGCAGACTACAATTATGCTACAAATCATCTTATGAATGAGTTACTTTAAATTTGCTACCTGTGAAAGGAAAGTATAATTTCATAATTGGTGTAGCAACATAACTCTCATTTTACAGCCAACACTCTTTAGTTTGCTCCTATCTTTTCACAAGCTCTACATGTGTCATATCTGCTTTCCGATTGATTTCTTCTATGATTGGTTCTGTAAAGAAAGCATTAGCTCTATCTTCAGCAGCGATGCGCTCTGAAGTTCCTTCTTTACCGAATTCAGCATCTAATTGCGCATCAACATCAAACATTTTTAGTTCATCTTCGTTCATAATCTTCTCTCTTTAAATTTTAGTTTTATAAATCTCTCTATCGAGTGTTTTTTCTGACTATTTATCTGAAGCTCCTTTAAATAATAAAACAATTTCCCCCTAATCAATACACAAGAAAGCCCAAGAATCGCTTTTTAATATTCAATGTACCGGAAGCCATATGCAAGCCATATTCAAGGAAAATAAAAGACAAATATTAGATTAATAAAAGGCAGGGGCTACATCTTTTTATTTATAATCTACTCCTTCTGCATAGTATCACTTTTTATTGGGCGATTTGGTATCAAAACAGAAACGATACTACATACTAATATGAAAATCCAGAAATTCAATGTGTTAGAATGAAAGCTATAACTTATAATTAAACCAAACAAAGCGATGACTACCTCAAAATATGAAAATATAGATCTCGATGTTAAATTCAAAACAAAACTTCGCTTATCTTTTACTATTGACAGAACACTGTTTGCCACCCCAATAACTCCACACAAAATCATCAATACTGATACTATATAAAATACGATATCAATCGTTTCATATATGGGTAGTAAGGCAAGTTGGAAAAGGAGAAGACTAAACATAACAGAGGATAAGTCTTTTTTGAAATCTATTTTTTTCATAAGCTTAATGATTAGAATTTATTGGTTTAATTCGATAATCAACAAACCATATACGTTTGGCGATAAAGCCTGATTATCATGCGCTAAATGTAGTAATCTTTTTTATGTAATGGAACTATATTGCATTAATATTTAATTTAAAATTCTTTTTGTACATCACCCTGCCCCATCCTACCGACTCAAAAAAAGAAAATTGAATGAACAATTTGCATTCCTAATAAATCATATTATTTATTTTCTTCCTATCTTTGGAAAATTTTTTAAAAACAGGAGAAAATGAATAAAAAGAACAAAAAAATACAGCGATATATCTTGACCGGTTTGATCGCATTGTGCCTTATCGGAGGATCGGCATTCTATTACTTATTTTTTTATCCGCAGTTTCATCCAACTAAAAACAGCTATGTA